GCTCGGATTCAGGAACATTAGCAAACTCCAATTGTCCAACTTGTAGGTACCTTGAGGTTCCCTTGAAATACCTATCATTCAAATAACTTATAAGATATGCTAGGTCGCTAGTTAAATTAGTAGAAGCAAATTGAATAATGTGAGGGCTGGGGGAGGAGCGGGGGCGGGGGGAGAGTGTAATTTGCGGGACCGCGACTGGCAGCGGTTCCGCCGAGGAAGCTTCATTTGCTTCATTTAAAGCATTAATAGCAACTTGTTCTCTAGCATCTAGGGCTTGTTTGGCTACGTTTATAGCCTCATGTACGAAGGTCGGTTGAAAAGGGTCCCCTGAATCAACGCTAAGAGCATACGCTCGGATGCCTAGAGGCGCGTTAACTGAAGAATCATCGTCTGGAATCGTTGCAGCCCATGCAAGCCAATCAACCGCATAATCCCAAGCTTTACCTTGCACTTGTGATTTATATGCATCGCTAACGGCGTAGAAGTACTTTTGCTCTAATACAGTATCTAATTGAGATGTAGTTAATTGAGTTTGAGCAATACCATTATTATCCTTAAATACTAAAATGTAATAAGGGGCCGTATTCATAGGTACAGGAGAACCGTTATTAGAGGGCATAACTAAAGGGCTACCATCAGTTCTCGTACCATCATTAATAAGAACCTCCTCTGTGTACTCGTTAGCAGCTAAAACAGCATTAGATGCTGTCTGGGGGTCAACATGGGTTTGGTTAACAGCCGTACCTTGGTTAGGAGCGCCTGTACCTTGATTAGGAGAAGTGGTTCCAATGGCTGCAGAACCTTGGTTAGGGTCTTCATTGGTTTCAATTGCATAACTAGGAACCAGCCCAAACGGAGCGAAGAACTCCTTTAAGGCGTCAAGAAGTATTAGGCTGCCTTTCTGGTCAGCATTAAAAATACTGGTTCGGTCAGGATAACTCAACGACTCCATAGTTTCCAGTGTAGGCAAAAATCTGGTATATTCGTTTTTAATACCTTTAGCTAGCAATCCCCTTCTCAAATCTGCATGTATAATTTGAAACTGGTCGTCGGTCCATTTAGAATAACCCGTATAATTATCATGAGCGGCTAACAATTGCATAATAACATCTTGTAAAATATCACCAGCCTCTCTGACGCCACCGTAACTATCCGCTAGAGGAAACGTAAATAAACGCTCTTCAGATACGAAACTTGGGTCTGTATAATAAAGCTCCCACATATTAACAAGAGTTAGCGTTATTATTTTATCCCCTTTATCGGATATCTGATAAGCCATATCCAACAACCTAAACTTATGGATATGAGATAGGGCGCCTTCGGCAGCGTCCGTGAAAGGGACCGAAGAATCAAGCCCTATATTTGGAACTGATTGATACCCCCATCTAACATAAAAATCAGCCACCTCTTGGACATTCGCCGTAAGCTCCTCGATAGTGTAATTTCTTTCCTTGGTTACCCAAGAACGTGGGGACAAGGCAGCATACCATGAAAATAACTTGTCCTCGAGAGCAACTCCAGGATTAATCATTACAATCTTTCCTAGTCCCTTCCTATCTTGGTCGAAGCCGAACTCCCAGCTTACAAAAGTATTCTTTAAATCTAGAGGGTCTTGGTACGTTGAAAAGTTACCACTACCCATATCTAACTCATCTTTATTAAAAGAGACGAATAAATTGGGGGGGGATGTCCCCCTATAGCCAGGATAACTTTTCATTATTCTATGTTATAGGAATTTTTATCTGCTTCCCTGCAGGTAATTCTGTATTAGGGTCAATTATACTATTTGCAGTACATATTAACCACCACAAATCAACAGACCCATACGCAGCGAAAGCGATGATATCGGGACGGAACTCCATACTAACAGGGATTATAGCTATATTATACGAGGTGGTCCCTAAACCTTCAACCAAGAACTCTTTCCACTGCTTAGAGCTAACTAAGTTCTTAAAAGGGAGACTGCGGTGCGTTGTATCCAAAGCATCGTAAGTGTTAAACCGAGAGGGGCGGAGAGAGGGCATAATTAATTAGGGTTCCTTTTGCCTGCGCTACGGTCAGAGTTAATAGAGTCATTTTGAAAGTTAAGCTCTATGATGCTGGCTGCGTTTTTAACATTCTCCTTTATATTACCGTGATGACTCCCATGAGTTTGCCTGAACTCCTCCATAACAAGACTAAATTTTACCTGCCTAGGAAGCAATGTCCTTACCTCGTACCCAGACTGGGTAGAGTAGTCAATATTCATAGAGGTTATAATAAAGGGGGCTTCGTTAAACGCGGTACCGTGCCTAAAACGTACTAGAGGAGGGCCTACCATCATATTCCCATAATTTAAGTCATCTCCGACGACTGAGGCCCTTAAAGTATCAATAACAAACTGAGTGTAGTACGTGGCAACTGCGTCTGGAGTATCGTTACTCGCACCCGTACCGGGTAGGGACCACGAATTAACTAACCTTTGTATAAATGTGTCAGGGCCCTGTTTAATCACTTCCATTCCATCTTTATCAGTCACCATATTTCTATTCTGCTCATAAAATCTAGGACCTGTTTTACTAGGGTTAAGCATGCTTACAGTACTGCTATTAGTATTAATATTAAGGCTACCAAAAAACTTACTAATGGTTTCTGCCGTAAATGCACGCCAAGCATTTAAATTAGTTTTTTTTGGAGTATCGTTTAAACCGCCTAGAGACCACCAGGGCTTTTTCGCTACTTCAGTGGAAAACCCAGCAGGAAGAGCGCCCATCATAGAGAAGAAAGCCTCAACGTGAGGTAGAGTATAAGTAAAAGAAAGATTAACTTTTCTCGCGTCTGCTCCTACAAAAAGACGGACGGGTTCGTTCCTTCCAACGACGTGCTTACTTGCATATTTAGGAACCCGCTGTTCTGTGATTTTAGGGTTCTCAAAAAACACTACTCTACGCCGTCCAATATTAGAGTTAGGGAAGTAGAAATCCAAGTAAGAACGCTCTTCTAGAACCGCATTAACTCTAGCGGTATTTTCTTTAATAACGCCTCCCCACTCCTCTTGAGCCCCATGAAGACCAAGGCGCTCCTCCCTATATAAGCCAACCTCGTCAGGGGCTCCATCGTTAATAGTCTTGCCTACCCCTAGAGAGGCGCGGTTAACATTAGTAGGGATTGGTATAAAACCCACAAAGCCGCCGTGGTCATATTCAATATGAGAGGTAGGGGGAAGCCCTTTAACCCCAACACCTCCAGGATAATAATTCCAGTTAGGATATAACTCATTAACCTCATGAAGACCTTTGGGCAAAGGGTTGAACTGCTGGTCGGGAGCGCCAAAGGTGGGTATCCACCCCAGCCCCTTGTCCAGTATCTCGTTAATACCTTTAGTAATCCCTGTAAGTATACCTCCCGAATTCCCGAAGGAATCCTTCTTTTCCATGATTTCACTTATACCCATAATTTATCCTCCTCGTTGAGTTGATGCTACATCCGCATCTCTATAATAAGCGTGAGTCGTTCTCGGAGAAAAATCATCACTAGCTATATGCGCTAGAAGTGAATTAGTAAGAAGCATACTTCCTGCTATAGCCCCTAAAACTTTCACTTGTTCTTCTTCGATTTCAAGAGCAGCGCTTGAATTTCTAACCAAATCTTCATCTTTAGATTTCGTTTCAGCTTCCTTAGACTCTTTTTCAACTTGAATCTCCGCTGCTTTCTCTGCTTCTTGCCGTTTAACGAAGTCTGTATCAATGGAATCATGAACAACTTTACCAACTTCTCCAACACCCCAAGCGCCGAGGAGACCACCGATAAGAGCAAGCACTGGAGACGCGACAGGTGCGGCTGGGCCGAAAGCGAGCCCAGCCATGCCGCCAGCATACGCGCCGCCAGCAAACCCTGCGCCTTCAGACACTCCTACGGTAACTGCTCTAGATACATCTCGGTTCTCGGCAAGCTCAAGCGCGCCTCCTACAAGAAAACTTGCTGGTCCAGCGACCTTAGCGACCTTACCCATCACACTCGCCGTCTTACCCAACCCCTTTAAAGCCTTAGAGGTAGTCTTAGTACTGGGGGCTTTTGGGTCGAGGTGCGTGGGGAACCCCGCTTGGGCCTTGGGGACGGGCTTAGGGTTAATCTGAGGCGTGGGGAACCCCGCTGGCCTCGGCGCGGGGGTAGGAGTTGGTATCTTTCTAAACTTTCCTCCTTTTGAGAATGCCTTTTTTAATACTTGACCACCCTTCACGAGGGCTCCGCCAGCTACTAGCTTTGCAATAACATCGCCTATACCTCCAAGACCTAGCTTGTCCGCTGACTGCAACGCCGATTCTACTGCAGCGGCGTCCCCCATCGCAGTAGCTAATTCAGAAGTCGCGCCCTTTAAGTCATAAAAGGAAGTTCTTAATAAATCCGAAACTTCAGCAAGACCTGCCTGAACAGTGTTTAGACCTGCTGTTTCAATGGCCCAGTTTTTCATAGCGTTGGAGGCGGCTATAGAGTTTTGAGTTATGCCCGTAGAAAGTTCTTCATCGGTTTTTATAGGAATTTTCCCTCCCTTCATTGCCGCTATAAGACCTGAAATACTACCAGCCTCGTTCATTGCGACATTAGCCGTCTGAATATCTGCAAGAGTAATACCAAACTTTCCAAAACGATGCTCGATAAACTGGGCACCTTGCCTTACCGTCATTCCAGCGATTTGCTTAGAAGCCCTTGATAAAGCGGCGATAAAGTTCGCAGTATGCCTCCTGGGGTCGTCTCTGATTCCCTCAGAGTTAAAGGTTCCTCCAAACATACCCCCTAAAATATCTAGGTCAAGGAGACCCTTAACTGTTGTAGGCGCAGCTTTAGCAATCAATGCATTCATGCCGCCACCTGGAATGAGAGCGTCTAAACCTCCCACAATTTTTTGAAACTCTGTTGCTATACCACCCCCAAAGATAACTTGTTGGGCCTTAGTATTAGCTTCAAATGCGGCAACTGCGGCAAAGATAGAATCACCTAACATCCCGTTTGATAACGCAATATTTTGCAAGTCCGTGCCTAGAGACAAGGTCTCATCCATAGACTTACCTAGAATATTTGTATTGGCGGCTAGGAATTTAGTGTTAGTCGCTGTCGATGTACCTAAACCTGCAGAGCGTGCCAAGAAATTTTGAGTGTTCTTACCAAGACCTTTAACGTTTGCTCGCATAGCACTATCAAGCATAGCACCTTGCTGCAGAATATCGAAACCAAAGTGACCGAACTTTTCGGCTAGATTGTCCCCATTCATCAAGAAGGATTGGTTTGTAGCCGCAACCCCTCTAGCCATAGTATCCCCGTACGCGAGCATATTAGAAGCGTTCTGAGCTAGTAGCTGGCGAGTCGCTCCAAGGACACCTTTAGCGACCCCGACAACCTTGTTTAGTGACCCTTTTTGGCCTGCACTTCCACTACCTCCTCCACCTCCACCATCATCATCTTCCCTGATAGCCTTCTCAAGAGGCTTTACAGCGTGAGAGAATTCTGCCCCTATAAGCTTTACAGTTTTAGCGTCTAGAGATAAAGATGCGCCTTTAAAACCACCTTCAATGGCTTTATTTATACCTTTAGCGAGGTCTGAGTTTAAACCTTCAAAAAAGCTATGGTCTTCGGGTGTAGGCATAATTACTGTTGTCCATCAAGAGATTCCTCAAGATAACTTCTATAAGTATCTAGGTTCACCTGCTTCAGAGACCTTAACTTGCTCCCACGAACATCGTACTTTCTAAATATAGTATCTTCTGTACTCGCGGGCAGGTCTAGGTGACTTTTAATATCCAGATACGAAAACTCTACACCTGGGTTCTCTGCAAACACCTCGTTAAGTTTCTCTATTACCCTTAACCTTCTCCTAGAGGGTAAGTAGTTAAGATTAAACCCGTAAATGTAGGACTTACCATTTCCAGCCCTCCAAACTTTTCTACCTCGCCTAGTAGCAAGTAACAACAACGGTCTTATATCAATGTTATGGCTTTTTTTAAGATTCCTTGGACCCCAGCTAGTGTACTGGAAAGTGTATAGCTGCCCCTTATAACGTGCCATATTCTTTATAGACACCATAGTCTTTCCAGGGGTATTCTTACGGAAAGTTAAACTTGCTTGGATTTTTTTCTTCATTATCGACACGCGCTCGACTTTAATCTTATATATAATTTAAAAATGCTAGAACAAAACTTAGATGATAAAACTGAACTCTCAGAATTCCTAGAACAAGTAAACTATGCCTTATCCTTAGAGTTCAAAGAACGCTGGAGACATAGATTCTCTGAAAGCTTCATAACAATCTTCCAGGAATGTATACTTAAATCCTTTCAGACGCAGAAGGCTATAAAGCTTTCAGGGTTAATGTCACAGTTCATTAAGAAACACAAGTATGATGAATCCTTAGTTAAGGACTTCCTATCTTGTATAGATATAACTCTTTACTATCCTCTAATATATAGAGATAGAACTAAGAAAACTTCCTAGGAGGATTTATGCCCTTAGGTCTTAGGCTTAGTGCCCAGCCTCACCTTTTTTGTCCACATTTACTTATCTCCTTATTTTATTATAGAGCCATCTCAGGCATTCTCTAACTGATTCTCCTTCTCCTTGAAGTGCTGCTATTCCTAGCATCGCTACAGGGATTGCTATTAACGCCACCAAGATACTGCTTACATCCATTTGACTTTTTGGTTACTCTGAGTCTCCTGTTCTATCGTAGTCATCTTGGCATATTACCACATCGTCTATCTCAGGCGTAGATACTTCTAACACGACTGTATTAGTATATGCCACCAATCTATGTACCTCTTCTGGGTAGATGGTGTATTCTTCTCCTATCGTCATCAAGATACTCTTTCCATTCTTTACTAGGTCACAAGTGCCACTCTCTAGTACCATTGTTTCCATCTTCTTCTTATGGTATTGAAGTGAGAGTCTTTCATTCTTATCTATATAGAGTTTCTTTAGGCAATATTTATCATTGACCACTAGCCACTCCTCTCTTCCCCAAGGTTTTTTCACGGTATGCATATTAATTACTCCAGAACTCTAAAGTGTATGTGTCATCAGGTCTTAGGCTTAGTTCCCAGCCTCACCTTCTGCTTAGTGGCTTTATTAGCCGCTTTAGCTTCTTCCAGCATTTTATCAGTCCCTCCGAATTTAGGACAAAGCTGCTTGTATCCGCACCAGTCACAGAACTGGTTAAGGCGAGGCTTGAAGTCTTCAGCCTTCTTTTTTCGGATTGCCCACTTTTTTTGGTCAACTTTCTTTAAGAAACTTGCAACGTGGGAGGGCATGTATCGTATAGATACTAAGTTCCCAGTGAGGGGGTAGTAGTGGGCTACCGTAACATCTGAAATCTTACACTCGTACATCTGAGCGATTGCAGCGGTGTAAATCATGAGTTGAGGGTCGTTGTAAAGTTCCCTCTTAGTTTTCTCACGTTTTGAGGTCTTGTAGTCTATTACAAGATACTTCCCCGTCTCACCCTTTACCACGCGGTCGATAATCCCGTTAACCTCAAGGTCGGGGAGAACCTCGATTTTAAACTTCATTTCAGTAGAAACACTTTCCGTCAAATTGTTGTTGAATCGAAAGAAGTTTTTAATGCATTTAAGAGTATCGTCTGACCTTCCCGTAAATTTATACCTCGGTCGAAGCCGAAGGGCGTGCTCTTTAAGCTCCTCAATCGACTCCGCTTCGACTCCATCCTCAAGAACCTTGTGAATATATGAGCCATACTGTAAAGCTTCCTTCGATAAGCCCTCGTTATACTTCTCAGGGAGGTAGTGGACGTAGTATTTATACGCAAAATTCAGCGTAAATAGAGTTTTTGGCGAGGAATTTACCATTAACTCCATCTTTATGGATGATGACAAGATGAAGCTTTCCGTTAATATGGAGACTGGTCTGTGGCAAGACTTTAAGGCGCATGAAACTGGTAACTTTCCCCAGCTTGTATCTGCAATAGAAGGTATTCCGTACGAAGCAGCCCTTAAGTTTCTACGTTCTAAGCTGTTTGACTCCCCCGAGCACCTGTTTGATATCTCCTCGATTCGCGTAGAGTTACAAAAGCCTGCTAAGCATAACGCAGTATCTGAAATATTCTCTTCTTTTTCTAAGTTTGACTTGAATCACTCAGACCCTACCAGTATGACTGATAGGTTAGCTAGGAAGTTCATACTTTCTAGGAAATTACACAAGTTTGATTTTTATATCGCTAAGAATGGAAGGTACAGCAACAGGCTTATTATCCCGTATGCTTATGGTGACAGCGAGCCTTTCTATTTTCAGGCTCGTAACCTGAGCGTTCTAGGTACTAAGTATCTAAACCCCTCGCGTGAAGTAACAGGGGTTAAGTCTTCAGATATCCTATTCCCTTATAAGGAGGATGCGGATTATATCTTTATGACTGAAGGGCCTTTAGATGCTATTAGCCTACAATTGAACGGTCTTAACGCCACTTGCACTCAAGGTAGTAACCTTTCCGTATCTCAGGCAGATAAATTAAAAGATAAGCAGATTGTGTTTGCCTACGATAACGACGAAGCTGGTCGGGAGGGTGTAGTTCAGGCGCGTAATATGATGCTTATGAAAAATAAAAATCACTTCATGGTAGCGAAGCTCCCTAATGGTATAAAGGATTGGAACGAGTTACATGTCAGGTGCACTAAATCTGCCGAGTTCAAATCCTGTATCACTAACGGGCTACAAGAGGTAGATTTCTCTTATGAGGTTACCGAAGCACTAAACTGAATTCTTCGCTGATAAATGTCTGTTCTAGGAGAGTGTACTTACATTGAACGTAATAATCCCCCACCTCCATAGTAGTGGTATCCCAGTTATAAGTGATGGTGTTCTCTGAGGTAACTCCAACCCCTGAAGATTCCCATCCCCCTGCGACAGGGATAATATCGGTAACCAAACCCGAAGTTCTAGGGTTACGCCTCCTAATCCTAATCTCGGCGTTATCAATTACTTGAGCCCTCCAGATATCCTTTTGGTCCCTAGACATGTTCCTGTTGGCTAAGAACACGTTAGTCGTAATTCGCAATGTAGGGATTGAGCTTAGCTGAAGGTACTTTTGGGATAGCTTATTATTAGTAGTGACTTGGTATGGCTCCGTGAACGTTACAATACGGTCACTGAAGACTTCGAACTTGTTCCAATATAACTGCCATCCAGCGGATGCATCCACTGCGGAGAAATCCTTAACAAGCCATACGTCAAAATATTTACCCACCGCTGAGAAGTTAGGGAAGGTTACCCCCTCCAATACCGTTTGGTAATGTCCAGGGTCGGCGGCGGTGGTTCCGCTGTAGATTCCACTCGCGCTACTCGTACCCGCACCAGAGTAAGTGGACGGGTTTCTATCTATAAGGTCTATGTCCCCTCCGAATGTAGCTAGGACGGAGGATACGCTGGACGTGTTCAATAGCCCATACAATGGAGTGCCTATATCACTAACCTGACGGTTAATATAGATATCAGGACTGCCATTAGTTATGGAGGTATCTGGGAGGATATAAACAGTGCTTACGGTATAAGGTTTAAAGTAAGTACCGTTATTCGTAAAGAAGGTCTCTAAGAGCGTCTTCATGAGAACGCTCGGCCTATTCCACCGTTTAACGACGGAGAAGTTATTGAAGTCTGCCATAAAAGTATTTAGTGTTTCCTTTGAGCTTGCTCCAACTCTTCATTTTGTTTGGAGCGCTCTTCCTTTAACAGCTTTATATACGTGCTTCGTTCTAGTAAAGTTAGTTTGTATACGTCAGAAAGACTTAAATTTACATGCTTCACGAGGAAATAGGCTTGTCGTTCTAGCCCATCATCTTTCCAGCCCTCCTTCAGCTCGCTGTAAAAAAATTCTCATTCAACTGAATGTCAACCTTGTTCTTTGTGCTGCACCCCGCACATGTATAAAAGAAATGGTTTTCCATTCCATACTCAGGAGCGAAGATTCTATTTCGTAGAGTGTCGATATCACGCACAGTAGTCTTATGAATAAACGCCTCGATAATTGTCTTGTCGGTGATATTACCCACGCGGTATACGAACATATGCATGTTGTTCATAAGGTTAGAGTTATTGGTGTAAAGATGCTCATCTTGCATTCTAGGCAACTTAATCTCGCATTCCTGCTCGGAGTCAGGTAAAGTAAATACCATATGCTCTCGCGTAAGATTCGTAGTAGTTAAGCTCTTAATAGAAAGCTCTAGTTTGCTTGTAATGCTGCACTTATCGCAGTCATGCGCTACTTCATACCCATCGCCATAAGAGATACCCCTCAAGCGGTAAAGAACGTAAACCCTGTCATGGGGAGTTAACTCTCCAACTTCCAACCCATCCGTTGCATTACGGAGCAATCGCTCAATAACCGCATCAGGGTCCTTTATCCCGTCCATACTTTTTAGAATTCTCTCGTCTTCGAAAGTGAAGGGCCGAATCCTTATCGTTTTTTGACCGTCAGGGTACAAAAGACCTTGAGAAGGTAAAACAATCTCGCTCCACGCCATTTTGCTTTTTACTTTCCCTAAGAGCGCCTCTAACGCCGCCTCAACGTTCTTATCTACAGGGATGTTCTCGGACATCATCTGAGCTTTGCGGTCTACAGCGCCCTCCTGAGAGGTCTTAGGGGCTTCCTGCGGAGAACCGCCTGGGTTTCCCGTTTGGTGTTGTTTCACTAGGTCAACAATTGATTCTTGATTCATGTATTTATTCCAAAAAAAAAAGATACTTTTAACTATAATAGTAGTATAAATGAAAATTATTGTAAAAAATGTAACTTCTTTCCTAAAAACGGAAAATAAAGAGCTCATAACAATACTGCGTAAGAAGTACAGTGCGAAAATTCCAGGCGCAAGGTACAGTAAAGCTTACAAGTATGGTTGGGATGGGTCCAAATATTTTATTACAGAAAAAGGCCAATTTGGCACAGGACTTCTCCCTTTTATCGAGAACGATTTAGAGTTAGCCGAGCTTGAGTATTCTGTTGTAGATGAACGGGACCCTTTTATGAGTAACTTTGTTATCGAAGTAGAAGGTATTGAGTATCGTGAATACCAGGAAAAGTTAATATTACAAGCCTTGAAGGCGGGTGTAGCGTTAATCGAAGCCCCCACTGGTGCTGGTAAAACTATTGTACTAGCTGGCCTACTAAAAGCGTTAGAAGGGAAACGAGGTTTAATCTTTTTTACTCAGAAATCCTTGTTAGAGCAAACCTACGAGTTCCTAACCAAGTACGGGTTTGATGTCGGTAGGGTTTATGGTGATGGGACGGATATTAAACCTGTAACCCTATGTACCGTACAGTCTGTCCATAAGGTATTAGACTCTCATTTAGACTCTTCTGAGTTTATTGTATTTGACGAGGTCCATGAATTTTCAAAAGGAAAACTAACTACAAAGGTTATTAAAGCCTTTCCTGCTGCAAATTACAGGTTCGGCATGTCTGCTACAATGCCCCGAGATAAAATGGCTAAACTAAACTTAGTTTCATGTTTAGGAGGTGTTATTTCAGACGTAGACGTTCAAGGTTTAGTAGAGGATGGATTTTTAACTCCTCCCGTAGTAACCTTCGTGAATCTCCCAGAATACACCGACCACTCGCTACTAGACTCAACCTATGTTGATATCTACGACTCTCATATTATTAATAACGTTACGAGGAATAGGAAGATTAAAAAAATATGCTCTAACGTTAAGATAGGTAAAATACTTATCCTTGTTAAAAACCTTAAACACCTGGAAATTCTTAGAGGTCTAATCCCTGAAGCTCTCACCTTGGAAGGGAAGGATGATATTACTACCCGAAAGAATACTATCGAAACGTTTAAGAGTACTAAGCACTCAGTTCTAATAGGAACTAAAATCCTTCAAACGGGTATAGATATACCTGAGATAACTCACCTTATCAACGCACGCGGGTTAAAATCGGAGATTGCCACTCTTCAGGCTCTTGGTCGCGCTCTAAGAATTCACGAGTCTAAGACTCAAGTAAATATCTACGACTTCAATGACACTGTGCCGTATCTAAAAGAGCACGCTGCTTCTCGTAGACGGGCATACAAATCCCTTAAAATAAAAGTATTATGATTAAAAACAAAAACGACATTATTAAATCCCTTAGCAAGATGCAACCCGCAGACAGGGAAGACTTGAAGTACGCGGTAGACTCCCTACAAAAAATTATAAACTCTTCTAAAGTATCAGAAGAGTCTATCAAAGAAATGTATAATATAACTAGCTTACTGCTAGGATTACAAAACAGGTTTGTGTTTTATAATATTATGTGGTTGAAGCAAGGCTTTATGGAAGATTAAGTTGATTCGTCTTCAGAGGGGGTACCTACATCTTCGTCAGATGATTCATTGGGAGTACGTTCGGTCATGCCATCGCCATAATCATTCCCATCAATGTCCTGGGATTCGTCTTCTTCACCCTCTTCTTCTTCATCCTCAGCGATGGCACTCCAATCAATCTCTTTAAAGAGTTCGTCGAGTTCCGACATTAGTTCGGTCATTCCTTTATCGTCTAAACCAGAATTAAGGGCTTCGTCTTCTTCAGGCTGTGCGTATTCGGTAGCTTCATCGTATGCGGTTTGGTCTGCGGCTGCGTCGGCATCCTCGTCATCTAAACCTCCACCCTTTTCAGGCTTTTTACCCTTCTTGCCTTTCTTGCCTTTCTCTAAGGTCTCCTCCTCCTCTTCTTCTTCGGCGTCAACCTTCTCAAAGTCTTTCGTCCCAGGCTTAGTTTTAGAATCATCACCTTTACGAGCCCCAGAGGTAAAATCAGGCTTGTCTCCTTTCTTGTCTTTCTTATCGGATAAAACCGCTTCAACGACGGAATCAAGGTCCATGTCACGGTAGAACTCAGATTCAGTAAAGATTCCTGCTTCGGTAAAGACCTCAGTAACAAAATCGTTTAAATCTAAGGTTTCAATCCCGTTCTTTTTACGTAGAACTTTGGACATATCAAACAGTACGTCTTTAACTACGGTCTCCTTTCCTCCAATCTTAGAAAGCGCTTCAAACATTACTGACTGAGCCTTTGAAAGGTTTGCGAAAGAGGGGACAAACTTAAGATTTTGAACGTTAATACCGTAAGACTCATTAAGTTCTTTGATTATCTTAGATTTGAGAGGCTTCTTAAATTCAAAAATCCGTGCAACGTACTCACGGATATCTTTTTGGGAAATATTGGCAACGTCAGAAGACTCATAAATCGAAGCGAACACTTCCTTAATGTCCGCCTTACTCGCAAGAGCCAGATACGGAACACCGCCGATAGCCTCCTCTAGAGCTGTGGAAACCTGAGCATCAGTATTATAAATGCATGAAGCTAATTTAGAAATTTTAGGGTTTTTAACCCAAGACTGCGCGAAGTTCTCTTTAGATTCGGTAAGCTCACTTCTAATTAGCTCCTGAGTGCAAATCATTTCGTACACAGTTTTCTTCGAATCGTAAGGCACAACCATCTGCCCATCCTGAACAACTTCGCTCCAATTCTTACGCTGGGAATTAAATGCTTTGGCTAGAGCGTTTGTAAGCCTAACGGAGTTAATAACATCTTCGTACTCCAGTAGAGATTCCTTGTTATCCCGTAAAAACTCAACCAGATGCTCTTTAACCTCGCCCAATTTAATATACTCGGGAGTACTTAGGATATCTTGCGATTCCGTGAAATGTCCACGGCGACGTTCTAATTTTGCGCGAGCCTCATTAATCCTTGAACGGTCCTCAAAAGCGCTTAGGAGGTCAGAGAAGCCCTCTTCGGCCCCTCCATACTCGCCAACCTTGAGACTATCAATAAACTTAGTTACAAACCCATCAACGCCCTCGTCAATCTTTTTGTTTGAGAATAAGTCACTAGCCTCGGCAACTTCGACATCTTTTAAAGAAACGTTGCTGCCTTCTGTGACAACAACGCAAGTAACTAATTTATCAGAATTAGTAAGGAAAGATGTTTTTCCTGTATGAGAATCATAATCAAAAATAGTCATATTTTCTCTTACGAGACGGCTTAAATAATTCATTGCCATATTAACTTTAGCAATGCTTTGGTCTCGATTAAAAAATATATTTGTGATGTTCATATTATACAATAGCTCTATGTAACCGTATATACTACGCCAAGTTAGCTTTTTTTACAAAAATTTTGTAATATTTAGGATTTTACGTTACCTGGCTTACCTATAGAGGTAGTGCCTGGAGGAGCTTGGTCTGCATCAAGCTCTTCCTCTCCCGCCTCTTCAACCCCAGGGTCAGTACCATCCTCAAGACCATCCATTGGAGGCATTCCTTCGCCACCCATACCCATCGGGTCCTGTTGGGGTTGCTCCTCAAACTGCTTCTTCATGCGGTCCTTCATATCATCAACTTCAGAGTCAGTCATGCCGAAGTAAGTTTTGTAAAGATACTCATCATCAAACAACATCAAACCTTTGACGGCTTGGACAATACGCACTTTCTGCTCATCCACTTCAAGTCGGCGCTTCTCAAACATATCCGAAGGAGAAGTGAGGCTTATTTCAACCGATTCGATTAAACTCTTAGGAAGCCCTCGTAAAGTAAGGTGACGTTTCAGAAGCACATTTAAGCTTCGCTCAACGTCTGCCTGCAAGCGGTGTACCGCCTTGGCGAATTTAACGTCAAGCTGAGAGAGATTAGCTTTGCGCTCGGGAGAGTTGTCCTTTTCTACAATAAAATCCTTGGGAACTTTAAGAGCTGCAAGAAGTTTATCTCGGAAATATTTAACGTCATCCGTCTCACCTAGGTTTTGTGCACCAGGGAGAACCTCAATTTTAGTACCTTGCCCGTTTCGAATAGGGATAAAGAAATCCTCGTCCACGGTAAGTGGGTTGTAGTTATAATCTATGGTGTTTTGAGCCGCATTCCACATAGGCTGCTTCTTGAACTTAGCTTTAATCCTTTCGACGAAAGCTTCAACTTTAGATTGAGGGAGGTTACCTGTCTCTAGGTAGAACGCACGCCTTTCAGGAGCACGTTGGATACGGTAGATAAGCATCGCATCCTCCATTAGCATTAGAGATTTAAAGACTCGCACGCCATAAGCTAAGATTCCCTTACCGTAAGGGTAATAGTTAGCATCCGAGGTCATACGGCGGAAGTGTACAATCTGGTCCTTATTAAGCGTAATGTAGTTTTTCTTTTTCTTATCGGGAAGAAAGCTTTGAGATAAATCCGTAGTTTGATTTGCACGGCTAGGGATTTCCTGTAAGAACTCTTTCAAGTATCCATACTTATCTTCAACACGGAAAATATAGTTAGGGTTGAGAATCTTAAGACGTCGGATGCCTTGGTCAATGTTGTTAAGGTCTACTACGTTCTCAACGAAGCAATCCCCGTACTTAGCTGTATTTCGGACAATATCCCAGATGTACTTCTCTAGCTTGGTCTGCTTAACAAACCTCTCCACCTCACGCTTAAGAACCTCATTGTCTGTGTCAAGCTCAAACATTTCCTTTTTCGTGTTCTCCTGCGTAGCATCATCGGAGTAAATATCAAGTGCCGCGCCGACTTCTGCCTCAAGGTCCATTCGCTCGTAATCCGCATAACGCCTGCGGCGTTCCTGCTCAACGCGAGGCATTCCATAACTAGTCCCTTGTTTGCCGTATCCCCCAGCGAAATCCTCAAAGGTCTCGTCTGCGGGGCTTTTAGCATCTCCAGCTAAAGGTTGTGCAAGAGGTGGGCGTCCACGCTTCTTCTTTCCACCAGTACCGAAGTTCTGCCAGAACGCGGAGAACCTTCCTCTATATCCAGGAGCGTCCTTTCCGTACGTGTGCGAGCTAGGGAACTCTGTTGCGCCCATGTTCTCGTCCACTTTATCGTTGTTTACATTCTCATCCATTGGTGGTATTGTTGTATCTCGTCGTCGTCAGCATATTTAGTACTTACTATAGGCATTGCCATGGATTTATTATCGTCGCCTGATGTTAAAGGTTCAGGACTTCCACGGTAAATATCATCCATTGAGTGAGCCGCTAACGCTAAGCTCATTACTAAGTCATCATTATACCCGTCATCTGCTTCCACCTTACCAGTGTCTGCATTTATAATAAAAGTTAAAAGTTCTTCAACTGTGCGCGATGAATTGATTTTTATTTTACCTTTTCTCAGGCAATCTTCCAAATCCGTTAAAACAACTTCACGACTTTTAGTTGTCAGCATCAAGCCAAATTCGCCCTTATCATCCATGATAAGGTTATCATACTCTAAAATCTCCCATAACTGTTCGATAAGAGCCAGTCCAAGCCCGTTACGTTCCACTTGAACATATGCAGTATTGTAATGGTATCCTTCTTTCCTGATAATCTCCGCGAATTTACTGATGGGAGTGACGTTAGAGTAGAATTCTGCTACCTGCTCGCCATTATATAAATTAATAATATGGAAAGCGGAGTGGTCACGCTCACGGCCATAAGAGGCATCCACCGTCAGTAGGTAGTTGTAATAAGGCTGAGGCTCTTCCCACACGCGCATACGGTGAGTGTACTTGGAACTCCACTCTTCTGAGCAGGATTCTTTCATAGTTACTAGGGTGTGCCTATCAATGAAGGTGTCTCCCGTGCCTAGGAACTCGCATTCGTACTCCTGAAGCCAAGCTTTGTCCGACATGTTTGGTCGGGTCTCAGCATACCATTCAGGGGTATACCACGGGTGCTCTTCCCATTGAATATCTACGATGTGAAACTTGTTTATTTTCTCTATCGCGCCTTTGTAAAGCTCATAGTAAAGATTGCTCATACCATTAACCGTAGAGATGATGCAAGCGGAACCACCCGTACTAATCGTAGGGTAGATTGCCATCCAGAACTCCCTCATCTTATCTACGAAAGCAGCCTCATCCACAATAAGGAGAGAGACCGACTCACCGCGACCCGCCCCAGCAGGCTGTGATTTAATCTGCGAACCTGTAGAGAGCTTCAGGACGTGCTTGTTACGCATTACCTCCTTAGGCTTCAGCCATGCAGGTAAGTCATCATACATAGTCACAACGCGTTCTAGGAAGGCTCGCGACTCCCTATCACCAATGGACACTACCATAACGTTCTGATGGTCAAAAAAGATAATTTTCCACAGAGAGTATGCAGCAGAGAGCGTAGTAATTCCCGCCTGACGGAACTTCCTTACTAAAGTAAAGCGATTCCCATTAATCTCACCAATCATACGTTCCTGAAACGGAAAAAGCTTAAAGGGTACAACCCCCTTAATAGGGTGAATAACATTTACATACGTCTTGATGAAATAGACGGGGTCAGTCGCACATTTCTCTAGTTCGTCTAAAATTTCTTCTCTCTTCACGCTATTATATAGCATGAACCGCTACGTAATCATACCCACGCGTGAATCAATGACTGATTGCGAGGATAAAACTACCACGGTAGGAAAATTAAACGCTTTTTTGACGGGTGCGGGGTGGGAAGTTCACTTTATTAAGCATGCGGAGTCCATGCTGGCAGCTTTAAGGAGCGGAGTTGAAGAGTGTGGTGTATTGGCGGAGGATTACGTTATTTTTTGCCATGATGACATCGAAATCTTAAATAATATCGAGTATTTTAACGGGATTTTGAATTCTAAGCTGTCGGACCCCACTACAGGGTTCACTGGCATTGCAGGAACTGCCGTCCTAACCTCAATAATTAATTGGTTTGCGTGCAGCCAACAGCATAATAGTGGGGGCGGCGTGGTGTATCATGGAAAAGACTACGAAACCATGTACATAACCCCTTTTGGGGGGGCACGAAATGTAGTTACGTTAGACGGGTGTTTTTTAGCCACTAAGGGTTCCACTTTACACTCAATTTCTTTGCGAGCGCCCGCGTCTTGGAAGAGTGCATGGCATCATTACGATACCTTTTTAACCCTTCAATGTTTTATAAAGAAGAAAGTTAACAAGATTTCCCCCATATCAATCCGCCATGCTTCGGGGGGTGACTATAACGCCTTGTATCAAGAGGATATTCCTAGAGTTGCTGCGTCATTCGCTAACCATTTGCCCGCCATCGTAAACTAACTCCCACAAGTTCATGTGAGGTACAGCGGAACAGGTTTTTTCCATAAAGGAACGGTAAGAATTAGTCGTATCCTTGCTGTAGAAAAACACGATAGCATCTGAAACCCTACAAAGAAACTCTACAGAGTCCTCGTAAAGGTTCTCTCCATCTTTCCTTGTGACGGGAACCTTAGATTCCATTAAAACAAACGACTTAGCTTTCTCCATCGCTTGCCGTATGCATAGCTTATCTACAAGTTTAGCGTTATTGTAGAAATTAGGGTAAGGGGAAACCATAATATAAGGGATTTCTAATATAGAACATAGAACCCCTACGAACGAGCAGGTCCCCACAGTAGGCATAATGTAAACCAAGTCGGGTTGAGTCTGCTTAAAAAACTCAACTAGCAGGTCCACGGACTCTTGCCTCTTACGAGATGACCAACCTACACCCCCTTTCGGGAAAAATTCATCTCCAAATATTGACAAAACTTTTTTCTTCACGCTTTTATATACTATGTCTACAAAGAATTACTATACTGTTTGGTCCTGGCTCGATACCCCCTATGCTATTAGAATGTCTTCTCCATTGGAAGAGGACGGTACATGGATAGTTAGGATAGAGCCTGGGTACGGCTTCCCGCACGAAAATCTTTCAGTTGTAAATCGCCCTAATTGGGAAGTAAAGCAAAAAATAATTGATGGTAGGTGGTATGCTTTTATTAAAGACCCAGAGAGTTTATTGTGGCCTGAATTTGACTCAGCTCAATTTGATTTTATGAACCAACTCCGTTAGTAAATTGAGTTGAGTTGGCAAAAGTGTTAGGTGATGAGTATTCTGCTTCACTCTCATTATGGAAAATGGCAAAAATGTAGGGGTAATTACTGTGACCAGTGTTAATATCATCAACGAGGTCCTCAATAGCGTCTGTCCCAGTCTGTCCGTTGTAACTGGCTATGCCTGTCCCTGCAGAATTAAATAGCTTTAAGCCATAGCTGTATGGACCAGGGCGCGACCCCTGCCTATTGAGACCATGGTAAATGCTATTTCCAGCAGTACCAGCTATTTCTCCTGGTCCTGGCGGGTCGGGTTCATCCGAGGGCATAGCATAAATAGTTAGTACATCAACACCCGTATCGGGGTCAACATATACAAACCAAGGAGTCTGTAGGGCCTCAGTCGTAGTCGTTGTTGTAGTTGTTGAAGTGTTACTAACGGTTGTAGTCGAGGTTGTAGTTGAAGTTGAAGTGCTTGTAGTTGAAGTTGTAGTGCTAGTTGAAGTTGTAGTGCTAGTTGAAGTTGTAGTCGAGGTTGAAGTTGTAGTAGTGGTTGCTGTAGTGGTTGAAGTAGTGGTTGTTGAAGTAGTGGTTGTTAAAGTAGAGGTTATTGGTGTTGTGGTTGAAGTAGTGGTTGTTGAAGTAGAGGTTGTTGAAGTAGAGGTTGTTGAAGTAGAGGTAGAGGTTGTACTAGTCACAGTTGTCATTGTTTGAGTAGTAGTAGTGACGGTAGGTACGAAGGGGGACCTGTCTTCGGTAAAGTTAAGGGTCCAACGTATCATTAAAGAGAAGTAGTCTTCTTTCTGAATGGGTGTAATATGCCTGTAAGCAGCCAAAAGGTGCCCAGGCTCTTCTCTAGGGGAAGTATCAACCGTAGAGTTTGAAGGTGAGTTTCCCCCTAACCCAAGTTGATTTGGATTATTAGTAGGTGCCTGCTCTAATTGAGACGCCTGACCTTGTACGAGGAATGGGTTGTCTACAAAAAGACCTACCTCGTTAATAGTCGTACCATTAGCTGTCTGTTCATCGAGAAATACTACACTTACAAGAGATGAAGTTCCTAGCTGGCCTTGGTGTGTAAGAGAAACGAAGTCCTGGTCTGTAAAGGGTACACCTTCCCTAATGTAAAGCGTTGCACTCGTTACGTCTACACTTCGAAGAACTCCGCCATATTCCTCATCGGTAAGGGGTGCGCCTAAAGATATAACAGAGGACGCTTCTACTACTGAGGAAGCTCCTTGACCTACTTGAAAATGATTTATTTGGTAGGGAGAGATATCACATTCACCCCTAACATTGGATTGACCTGTTAGAGTTCCAGGAAAACTTATGTCTATAATATCGTCAAATTCCATTAGTTATTAACTCCCGCAGCAAGCTTTAAATACAGGCTTCACTACATTTCCTCCGAAAGAATAATCACTCTCAATAGCACTTTGAGTCAATGCTATGGTCTGCGCCGCCTCCACGGGCACGCTCATGTCTCCAGAAGGTACAGTACCAGTAACCGTATAAGTTTTTGCAGTAGAAGCATCAGGACATGGTCCCTTGCAGCACCCTGCTTTTTTCCATGTAGTATCACGAAACTGCATTAGCCCTCCTACGGTCCACGTACCATTTAGTGTGCTATTCCAATGCATTCCGCCTAGGCCGTTGGTGTACTCTATCACTTCCGCGCAAGTCATCATATGTGGCCCCTGGGGCCACCCGTCTGGGTTGACGTCTCTTTTACCTTCACACCACACATGCAAGCACTTGGTAGTGGCTCTAACTTGTATTGTACCCGTGTAAGTCTGTGAAGTACGGCTGGCAGCCTTAAAAGTTAGAGAGCCTACTATAGCTAAGATGTTAACGCAACAGTTTTCCCTTGTACCGCTCGCTGCAGCAGCCGCAAAAGATTCTGACCAGTCCGCTGATTCACGGAGTTGGTTCTCGGTTCCTTCAGGGACAATAGAAGGTCTGGGCCCGTAACGCTGGGAGTCGGGAAGGCATGAACTCGTTGAGGGGGTTAGGTTATAACATCCAGACGCCGTCATAAACTGGGCAATACTCTGTCCGAGTCCGCTCGTAATAACGTTATGGTCATCGAACAATACGGTTTCTTCACCTGTTTTGTTATCTATCTTGATAACCTCTAGATGTCCCGTGAGTTTTATCTTTTCGTTGAAGTCCATTATGTATGCGTGCGCTCCCGCCCCGCACTCGCGCTCTTATTATCTAGGGTAGATACAAAAAAAAGCCATGATGAGTATTAACCCACCATGGCTCAAATTAAAAAAAGAGAATTTAGTCTTCGACTACCTCAGACTCAGCGCAAGCCTCTTCGGCTACACACTCTCCCTCGTCAGCAGGCATTACAAGCTCGACGGTTTCAGTAATAGCACCTTCAGCCACGCCATAGACGCCTTTAACGGTGGGAGCTACAAGCTCAACCGTTTCAACGACAGCGTTTTCAGCTACGCCGTACACTCCTTGAACCACGTTTGAAGGAATGGCATAAACAGCGCCCACAAAAGGCACATCACGCATAGCCTCATCAACGGATGTAAGTCCCGCCTTTGTATCATCAATGGCACGACAGCCAACAAGACCGCCCAAGACAAAGAGACCCAAAAGAGAGCCAAGAATGAACCAAACTAGTTGGCTCCAATTTGCAAGCAAACTTGCTTTGATTTTAGTTAGAATTTGTTTCCACATAGTTATATATAATAGGCAATCGAGTACAGAAATGACCCGCTAAGTTCTATTATGTAGTGCATGTCCCTCGGTACGCCTCGTCAAAACTAAAAACAATGAGCAATTTCGAACCCACAGGCTTAGGCCATAAAATATTTATGGAAAAATACGCCTTCCCTGGCGAAAGTACATGGAAGGAGTGTGCCAAGAGAGTCGCTTCCCACGCAGCAGGCGCAGAGGGGGATGAAAAGAGAGTCTCTATAGAGAAGAAATTCTATGATTCTATCCGTTCAGGGGACTTCTGCCCTGGAGGTCGCATTCTTTTCGGGTCGGGACGCTCTCATCAGAACCTTCTTAACTGTTATGTTCTGGACCCGAAGGATTCAGTAGACAGTATTGGTAAGACTATATCCGATATGTATAGAATCTCATGCGGAGGTGGTGGTATCGGCTTCAACTTTAGTAATATTAGACCTAAAGGAAATGACATCGGGAACATTAAGAACAGTGCCCCAGGTTCTATCTCCGTTATGTGTATGATTAACGAGATTGGTAACCACGTACGCGCAGGTAAGAACCGCCGTACTGCTTTAATGTCCATCCTAAACATCACTCACCCTGATTTTCTAGAGTTCCTTGACGTAAAGTTAGACCGTCATGAGCTTACAAACTTCAACATTTCGGTTGCTATAACCAAAACTTTCGTTGAAGCAGTGGAAAATGATGCGGAGTGGTACTTTACATGGGGTGGACGTCACCAAAAATTCTATCAATATGAAGTAGACCGTATTTCCGAGGAAGGTAATGACAAGGTTAAAGTGGTTGCTTTTGACGAAGAGGATGCGATTGGACGCGCAGCTATGTTTTGCAAGAAGCATTTCAACGATTCCTTTGAAAATTCAGTAAAAATCTACATTTCAGCTAAAGATTTGTGGGGTCGTATCGTTGAAAATGCAATTGAATCAGGTGAACCTGGAATTTTTAACATTGATTTTGCAAATGAGTTCACAAATGTCTCGTATTTCGAGTACATGCCATCAACAAACCCCTGCGGAGAGGAAGTTTTGCCAAATTACGGTAATTGTTGTCTCGGCCACGTCAATCTTTCCAATATGGTGTCGGATGAAGGCGCAGTTGACTGGAAAAAGTTGGCTAGGACAGTGCGTTTGGGCGTGAGATTCTTAGATAACATACTTTCGGTTAATCACTTCCCAATTACGGAATGCAAAGACGCTGGATTGAAGTCTAGACGAATCGGTTTGGGTATTACGGGGCTTCACTACTTCTTAATCAAGGCTGGTTACCGTTATGGTTCGGATAATTGCCTTGAATTCCTTGAAAGGTTGTTTGGAACCATTCGAAATGAAGCCTACAAAGCGTCTTCTGAGCTAGGAGATGAGAAAGGCTCGTTTCCTGCTTATGACTGGACCCAATTAAAAGATGAAAAGTACTTCCAAACACTCCCCTCTCGACTTCGTAACGATATCAGAAATAAAGGGCTTCGTAATGCTGTGCTGCTTACTGTTGCTCCTACTGGTACAATTAGTATGGTTCTCGGTACTAGCACTGGTCTTGAGCCTATCTTCTCTCCTGTGTATAAGCGCAAATGGCGTACAGGTACTGATGGGGTATGGAATGAAGCGTTTGTTGTGGACGCGCTCTTCAAAAAGCTCTACTTGGGTGGGCGGGACCTCAATCACTGTGTTGGAGCATATGATGTTAGTCCAGAGGAACACATCAAAGTACAAGCAGTCGTACAGTCGTTCATTGATTCGGCTGTTTCAAAGACATGTAACTTGCCTAACAATTATAAAGCAACGGAAGAGGTCAAAGAACAGCTTGCAGCATACGCAAACGAATTGAAAGGGTTCACCTTTTACCGTGCAGGGTCCAGAGGTAACGAGCCTCTAACCGCCGTGGACTGGACTTCGATTAACCTGGACAAGCTTATTAGTGAAGGGAAGTACGAAGAACGGTCAGATGGGATTGATACTTGCAGGGATGGGGTATGCGAACTTTAATTTTAAGTAATATTTCAATTAAAACCTGAAAAATTATCTATAATATACCATGAAGAAATTTATTTTAATTACGCTATGTCTTATGGGGGTAATCTCCTCCGCATTTGCCACTGACATTACTATTGATGGTACTGTTGTTGAGAATCAAACTTTCACTAGCCAAATCTCGGTGAAAGCTCACAATGTTGTTATCAGAAACTGTGAGATTCTTATGCCTCCTAATTCTAATAACGGTTGGTATGGAATCAGTAATGTTTATAACGATGCTAATGGACAGCCTCGCTCTACCAATCTTCTGATTGAGAATTGTGTTGTCCGTGGAGGAACTACTGGTATTTATGTTCAATACGCTACCGTTAAGAACTGCAATATCCAAGAAGTAGGTAAGGACGCTATGAAAGTTTCTACCAAAGGGCATTGTCGAATCTTGGGGAACTATGTTGCCCGTCTTGGCCTTATGCCTGGGTCTCACGCTGATGGTATTCAGTTGGTAGGTGGAACCCATGTGATAATTGCTGGGAATACCTTTGATATTCCTGTTAGCTTTGCAGATGCAAATGGGTATGGAAGTAATGCTTGTGTTATGATTCACAACCAGCACATGGATGTGGCTAGAATTATTATTGTTAACAACTATATGAATGGTGGTAGTTATTCTGTTTACCTCACAGTAAAGAATGGAAGCCCTTGGGCTGACCCTACTTATTGTCGTATTACTAACAATGTCTTTACTACAGACTACAGGTTTGGGGTTCTTAGTTGGGAGCCTGACCCTTGGATTCAGATTAACGGGAATAGATGGGATGACGGTACTCTTATGAATACTGGTCAATGGGATATTAACACTTGGGACAGTTGGCCCAATCAATGA